CCTAATGTATAATACATTTCATTATCTTTAGGATCATTCCAAGCTGCGGAAAATCTAGTTTTAACCGATACTAAGAACCCTCCTATCTTATCATTTTTTTCAAATATAAAAGATGCGCTAGCATGTGATCCGAAATATTTACCATTATAAAAATGTCCTACTAAAGTACTTGCATCGAGATCATCTTCCCAAGTGTCCCAGTCATGTATAAGTTCGGTTAATAAAGTTATCCCGCTAGCTGGGTTATATACAGCAAGACCTCCATAAGTAGCAAATACAATACCATAACCCATATTTACTATAGACTTCTTAGATACACATGGTAGGAAAGTATCTAATCTAGTCATAGTCATTGTATCAGGATCAGACCCAGATACTTGATATGGATATTCTTCTGTTAGCACAAGTATAAACCCGCCAATTGCATCTATACCTACAATATTATAATCAAGTGTTAGCCTATATTTTAATGGCCATGCATGAGGATTACCAGGTTCTGAAAAACATAATTGATTATCAAAAAATCCTACTAATATTTCATTATGAGCCATTACTAAACCTTTCATAGTAGACTTAGGAGCTAAATAGTCAGTAGACTCTAATACTTCAGATAAATCCTCTAATAGAAAATCGTCAGTAAAATTATGATCACTATCACCCCAATATCTAGCAGTATCAGTAATAACTTCAGCTACATCATGGAGAAGTACCCCACTAGTTTCAGCTTTATCAGCAATATCAGCATTTGTTACAGCATAAGTAATAGTTAAATCATCAATAACAGATACAACTATCCCATCGGTTATATTAAATGTTGCATCACTAGAGCTTTTAATTTTAAATCTATCTTCTGCAATTAAATTATGCTCAGTAGCAAACTGTACAGTAGCTACGTTACTTGTAAGAGATACCCTAGCTGTGCTTATTGGCCACCATAACTCTTTAGATAATACAAAATCTGATGTTGTATTTCCTACTCTTGTTCTATATAAACGTATTCCATGTACAAAATTATCGCCAGATGGTTTAGCAGTAGGTAAATTACTTACTGTTACAGTCTGTCCTTCTTTAAGAAATACTTCGGCAGACGGTTCAGATGGAATACTTTCTTCACCCCAAGGAGTTATCCATGTGTAAACATACTCACGTAACTGTGTTGCTCCTGCAAGATCTACACGTCCATCTGTATCAGCATGGGTAGTTACTGCATCTCCAGTATTAAAATAACTAAACGTAGTAGCATTTAATACAGTTACAAATACATTAGTTGCGTTAAACGACTTTGCTTCATCATCATCATCAAAATCTCTTATAGATACTACATTCCCTGTTCTTAATCCATGAGCGCTACCGGTTATTATAGTAGCTGTATTAGCTGAATCTCTAGCAAATTGTGCCGTTGTAAGCGCAGTAAATGCAGTTACTGTGGCAGTAGGTGCAGTCTCAGGTAAAGGTAATCCTAAATCAAATGAAGCAACAGGATATGGTTCTGACCCAGTAGTAGCTTTTGAATGAGTAGTTACTTTAGGAACTCCATCGCCTGTATAATAAAATCTTTCTTCGTTATCGGATGAATCTGATGCGGTAACAATATCTACATCTGTAATCCAACTGAGAAAATCAAGAGCATCAGTAGATGGATCACGAATCCCATATAAAGTCTGAGCTTCTACAGAACGTTCTGTATTATCTGCTACTACAGGCACACGATAAGGAACTAAATCCCCAGAAGATATCTTTACATTATAGGCAGTCTGAGCTGCATTATTCGGTAATTGTTCAGATGATACTTTAGGAGCTTCACCTAAAAATTTATCTATTTTAATAGCAGGCATTAATCTATAACCTCAAAATGTGGCCCATCAATAAATGGTTTTTTACCTACAGACCTTCTTGAGTCTATATAGTAATTCATAGCTTTTTCCATACTACCATTCCAAAATCTTATGTCTTCTATATTCCAAGCCCCACCCCATCTTATACCTAGATTATTTACTCTAGCTGATTCTTTAATTGCCTGAGCTATATCATCATATAAATTAAGTTCCCATGAAGCTCTGCCATCAGCATAAGCTAGTAAATCTACAGCTTTACCTTCAAGATGTTTAGATTCCATAGTATGACTAGCACCATTATTAACAAGTCTCTTTTGCCTAGCAATAGATCTGACACCTTCTATAACACCAAAGTCAACTTTGGTAATACCTATAGCTTCTCTGACAACCTCTTGTAACCTGTCGTCTATACCTTCAAGTTTATCTAATGATTTTTTAGATAATACAAATATCATTTAGTTAGCCCTTTAGCTTTTTCAAATGAACGTAAACCACCAAGTCCCAACATTCCTAGTAATACTGTCATTAAAGATTCCATATCAAAGTAAGGTAAATCTGGTATATCCATACCAGCGAATGCACATATAAATGTAATCAATGGGACTAGTACAAAGTGCCATATCATCGCAAAACTTAACCCCCAGCCAAGAAAAGGACGCCAGCCCGCCACGAACAATGACCTATGCTGGGCTTCAGCCTTATTAATTTCTAATTGCCCTTTTGATAATTCCAAAGCATGGCGTTCCGCCATCGTGGAAATCTCATGAGCAAGCTTTGCTTTCTGATCTTTATCTTCTATAAATTTATCTAGTAAACTAGCAACGGGGCCTATCAATGCTTGTAACATATTAACTCAAGTCCTTATATAATTTACGTAAACCCATCTCTCTGTCTAACTTCTTTTTTTCTAATGAATAATTAAGATGCTTATAAATAGTACTTACTATTAAAGAACATATACCAATACCTAAAGCTACGAGAGTAGAATAATGCTCCATATATGCAGCTACACACGCCCAGCCTGAACATGAATATGTAATAAAATCTATTGCTTTGACTACCGTTTCTGGGTGTTTATACATATTATTCTTCCCTAATGTTATTGTTATCTATCTTATAGTTTTGGATTGTAAAATCACTTACATCTGCGGCATAATATTCTGGCGTTTCAAGGTGCTTAACTCTTATAAATCTATAAGCATTGCCCCAATCTTTTTTATTAAAATACCATAGTAATATGCTATGTAGTATAAGAACTAAGAATGGCGACATGACTGCATCAAACACAACCATCGATAAACCATTCTCAATATAAACAAAACTTTTTAATTGATATTGTAATAATAATTGTATTAGTGCAGCTAATGGACTAGAAATCAAAAGCGCCATTAAAAAATTCTTTTTAATAGACCAAGCCTTCCCGCCTTCCTGCCTATTAATTCTCCGCAACATTATATTTATCCATAACCCTACAGACGTTGAAAATATCAGCGGTAGGAATAATATAAATAAATCAAAATACCAAGGTATCGGTGTCATTTAGAAACAATCCATGTCACTAGGGTCACCATTTCCCTTTGGTTGAAATAAAGCTATAAACGCATCTAAGTCTGAAGCATTAGTAATCTTAGTTTCAATCCCTGCACAAGCTGTTCTGATAGCAGCCCTTGCTGTTGTAATAGCTTCTGGTACTGCTGAACCACCTTCGGCTGCTCGAACGACATACCAGTCAGTAGAGTGTAATAAAGCATTAGCCTCTCTTTTCTTCTGTGCTATATATTGATTCTTGAGTCCAACAGTTACTAGCTGCTCCCCTGTTCTTTCGTCAATGATAGCTTCACCATCGTTATCTACTTCTGATACATCAGCTAATGCTCTGGGGTTTAATTCATCAGTTTCATTTCCATCTGCATCAACTTTGTAGCCCCAATAAAATCTATTATCCCAAGTTTTTTTAACTGGGTCTGCTGAATAGACTACTGACCATCTTTCCAAGTCTGCATCACCCCAACACTTAGCCCAATTACTAGGGTGTTGATAGCCATCATCTGACCTCCAAGCTCTATTAGCTTGTATTGTTCTACCATTATGTGTGTACATCGTTTTTTCCTCTAAATTGCTGCATTGCCATATTTGAATCCTGTTCCTGAACTAAATGCTATGTAAATAAAAGTATTAGCATCATTTACATTTCCATAATTTGTTCTGAGTTTGAAGCCGTTGGATAAAAAATCTAATTCTCCGCCAGAGGTAGACTCTCCATTATTATTATCTAATCGTAAATTATCATTTACCTCATTTATAGGACTTCGCTTATTATCAAAAATTTCCCAATTAGCCGCAGAATCAATATTGCGAATAATTACCATTCCAACAGGAAAACCTGTATAGACAAACGTACCATCTGGGTCAGCATTATTGCCCTCATATCCGCCTACTTTGCAATAGCCATCTACACTATGAAAACAATAAGCAACGTGTTCATCGGTACTTTCATTATTATCTATATAATCATTAACTGACATAACTGTGGCGGTTGGTGCTGTGTCATTATAATAACGAGCATCGGCATATCTCGCACCTGTGCCGTTTAAATCCACTTGATATTCTTCTGGAGCAGAAGGGTCCATACCAACATGGTAAACAGTCCAATGTGCTGAGGAATCTCTATTTTTAAAAATAATGAACTCTGGTGCTTTTGAAAGTCCATGACCAATAGTCCCTGCACTTCCTGTACCAGTATAAGACACGATAGAAAAGCCCGCATCTGTATTCCTTTGAGCAGTTGATGCAATAGTTCCTTGCGTAAAATCTCCTGTACCTATAGCCTCTCCCGCAAGCCAACCATGAGCTACATACGTTCTGGTATCACCATTATAATTAGTATCCGTTGTATCTAAATCAAAACCATCTGCTTCAAGAGTTACTCTAGCAGGACTATGAGTATCTTCTGCATCTGCACTATTTAATTTTAATTGTCTATCATTTCCTCTTACACTATCAAAGCAAACTCCGTTGTCACCATTACTTCTTGGTTGAATCCATAAAAGGTCAGGAGAAAATCCCATACCTGTTATTGAATGTCCTGAAGTATTATTTCCTGTATAAATTACAGTATTGAAATGGTCAGTTGCTAAATCGTCAGCCTCTTGTCCGATTTCAATTTCGGGGAGGTTGACTGTATTTAAAGGTAAGAAGTCTGTGTCGCTTGGCGTAAAATCATTGTCTATTGTAAACGCACAAGCAGCACTTCCAGACTCAGAGCTAAGTGAAAACAAATACTGTCTTGAGGTGTCTGTTAATGAGTTTGACCCCTCTTTTGACCCACCATTTTTTGAAAAATCAATTGTACCTGCATCCATATCAACGAATACTTCAAGGTCATCTGTACCTGCCGTTAATGTGCTGAATCCAGATACCGTACCTGAACCTGCATTTTGATAGGTATTCCCTGAGTCTAGCGCATAATAAAATTGGTCATGTGCAGCAGATACACCACCTGTACCTGCTTGAAACGCTGCATCAATAGTGATAACTCCTACTAAACCTGCTGTACCTGAATCATAATTTACTTTAAAAGCCCATTTACCTGTTGTCGGTATTGCTATCGATGAAACCACAACATCATCGTTGCCTGATGTTATGGCAACTGTCTGATTGCCATTTGAGAATGTACTGGCATCTGATTTCATTAACGGGTTCAAAGTTGCAAAATTATTTACAGGGGTATCTGTTACATAAGAAGCATCAACATCGCTTGAATAATTTGTTGCATTATAAGTATTACTATTAGCTGAATTATCAGTTACAGTTGTTGAGTCTGCATCTGAGAAGTCAAAGTAAAAACCATTAGTACCAAAACTAAAACTATCTGGAGAAAAATATCGTACAACTACAATTCCTGAACCACCATCACCGCCTGCATTAGTAGAGCCTGTCCTTGATGTGCCGCCGCCTCCCCCGCCTGTGTTAGCTGTACCATCTGTACCATCAGCACTCAAACCACCATTACCACCACCTCCAGAACCACCTGTACCTGCGGAGTTACTGCCATAGTTAAATGCCGCACCACCGCCTCCACCTGCATAAGTTACATCTGTATCCCTAGCTATAATATCTGAGGCTAGACCTGCTCCTCCATCACCTGCATCTCGGTTGCTTCCACCGCTAGGGTTTGCGCCTACTGCACCTGCTCCTCCACCACCACCTGCGGCACTTGCGTTAGAAGTATTAGACATTTGACCACCTGCATTCCCCTCTGAACCTGTACCTGCCCCAAAGGTATTTGATGTAGTGCCTGTTTTATAAGTACCACCTCCGCCTGAACCACCTGAGTTAGCATTAGTACCGCCAGTTGAGCCATCACTTCTTGCCCCTGCGCCACCACCTGTTGAGGTTATAGTGTGAAATACAGAGTTTCCACCATTGTTTCCTATTGCATCTACTGAGCCTGTACCACCTGCTCCTACAGTAATACTGTAAGTACCTGCGGGAACTTGTAAGAATCCTGTGCGGAATCCACCTGCTCCACCACCACCACCATCATATCTACCACCGCCTGAGCCACCACCACCGACAACGAGATATTCCATTAATCCCCCATCGGTAACAGTTAGTGTTCCATCGGCTGTAAATGTGTGTACTTTATGTCCTACATTTGTTGTTTCTGTTCCACCTGATGCTGCTGCTTCTGCAACAGTGAGTTTTTCCATAACCCAAGCACCAGTAGTAGTAGAGTAATGTCCAAATGCAAATGGGTCTAATGCTTGCCCGTCAACAAGTGCAACTCCTGCAAGAGAAAAATCTCCATTAAAGGTTTGATTAAAAGCGTATGTTCCTATGTAATGAGGTACATTGTCATTGACATGACCATCTTGGTTTAGTGTAGGAACAGTTCCTGAGGAACCAGATGATGCTGTAGCTTGTAATTCATTATTTACATAAACAATCAGTCTATCGTCTATTGAAGCTTCTGTAGTATCCCAAACTAGGACTATATGGTACCACGCGGACGTATCACGAAAAACATTAGTAGTGCTGTGATATCTATATGAAGCTCCAGTATCAAAAAATATATTTAATTTATCACCCGCAGTAAATTTTATGCCTAGAGGGCGTGAGGATACACCTGATTCGTGTGCATTGAAAATATATTGGACTGTGCCTAGCTTATGTCTTTTAAGCCAACAACTAAATGTCCATGTTTTTCTATTGCCATCAGAAGCAGGTGTACGAGATAAATACTGGGAACTTGCAGAGTTGAACGTCAGACTGTTGCCAGTATATGTGCCAACGTCAACACCACCACCTGCGTTATATCCCCAACCTGATTCTGAATTTAAAGGCATATTTTTATCCGAAGTTAAGTTGTGGTGCGCCAAGAAGAATTGAATTATCTGCTTTGACTACATACGGCACAATATCGTAATCATTATTAGCGGTAGATAAAGTTATCCCTGCTGACTCTGCTGTTTCATAGTCAGCGTGTAATGATAATGTACCTGCCGAACTTGAACTTGGCTGAATGAATATCATCACTCCTGTTTGACCAATACAGTCTGCCTCAGTTGTCGGTGCTGCTACAGTATTAGACCCACTTGCTAATGTAATTATAAAGTTTTGAAAGGCATCATAATCTAAAACACCAGATACAGAGGCGAGAGTTGCGCTAAAGGTTGCAGGTGCTTGTGCTTTTGTCCAGACTTGTTTTAAGTCTAATGATGCGATTGTATTGCCTTCAACCGCAATAACTCCTGATGCCTCTTTTGCTAAAGTAGTATCAGATGCGTGTCCTACATTGATAGCAGCAAATTGTGGGCTTGCTGTTGTACCAACATCCTGACCTACCTTATCTAAACCTGTTGAACTTATTAATTCATAAACATCTGAAGTTGCGTTGTATACAACTATTACTATCTGACCTGTTTCAATATCTCCTGCTGCTAAATTAACGTCATGGTACTTCTTTATGGATTTCGCCGTTAAGCCGTCAACTGCCAAAGTCGAAGACCCTGTAGAGGCGTGGTTGGCACGGAACGCAACCAAAGGCATATCTGCTAGGGCTGCATGAGTCGAATTAGTGGCTAATACATAAGCAGATGAGCTACCTGTTGATTGAAGTGTGCCATCTGAATCTGAATACCACTTAGCAAGCGCAGCCATGTTTTCTCTGATTACATTATTAACTCCACTAGGAGCCATGCCTTCAGGTGCGCCGTTTGGCGAAGCTGAATTATTACTCGCTGCTGTTGTTGACCATTGTGATACGTCTGCCATTATTTACTCCTTAAAATAAATCTAGTAACCCTTGCGGTAAATCAGTTTGTGGTTGTCCACCTATAACAAAAGGACTTGTTGGAGCCAACAATCCTAGTGTTGGTTGCAAATTTTGTTTTGTTCTTTGAAAAATATTATTTCTTGCTCTTTTTTCAATTAATTTTTTAGTGTTTTCAATAACATTTTTATCCTGACTTAGCAAAAGTTTAGAAAGCTCTTCATTAACTAATTTGTCTTTACTTGAATCTGCTGATAAAGCATCAAATATCTTTGTTTTTAAATCCCTTTGTTTAAGCAGTTCTTTTTCTACCATTTGTCTGCCTGCTGTTTGGGAACCACCTCGGACACTTAGCGTTCTGGCTTTTCTTATTTCATTCCCAATATCAACCATAAAGGCATCTAGCTCGCTTGCGTCATCAAACATTGGAGTAATTCTTTTTCTAACAGATTCTTTTGAAAACAGTCTTCCTCTATCGCCTAAATCAACAATATCATCTATTTTATCTCTTATTGCTCTTATAGCCCCCATTTTAAAGTGGTCTTTATCGGCATCTGATGCGTGTTTAAAAAAGTCTTCTATTACATCCCAATCTTCTCTTAATACTTTTTTGCCCATTTCGGCTGAATTTTGCACAGAGATTGAATTTGAATAAATTTTTCTTGCTGTTTTATAATCTGGTGCTACTTCATCAACTATATCTAGCATAGAGTTTTTTATTCTTATTAAATTTGACGCAAGCCCTTTGTTGCCACTATTTAGAGCAGAGCCTATTAAATCATCTATTCCTTGTTTTAATAAATTTATATCTTGTACGGTATAGCCAGAAGGAATAATTTCATCTTTTCCTGTTTTCATGCTTCTTTGAACAATAGTATTAAAAAGTACGTCTTCTTCACCCAATTCAGCAAACTGCTTTGCCTTTTTAAAAGCTGACTTATTTCCTCTGTATAATTTTAATATAAGTTTATCTAATTCTTCGCTTACACCAGATAAAGGAATATCTTTTACCTTCTCATAAAATGGTCGTGCTTGTGTTTTTCTTGCTTGCTCAATTGCCCTTAAATCATCTATAGTTATTTCATCTTGTTTAAGATATTTTTTAACAATTTCTTTAATTTTATCTCCCTGTCTACTTTGTCTGTCTGTGAGAAGTTTTTCCAATAAACTTCTAGCTTTACCAGAGTGTATGTGCATCTGGTCTACCAAAGCTATTACATTACCACCGCCCACATCACCAATTACAGCATCATCACCAAGTGTTTCCAGAATTTCCCCTATTCTGGCAGGGTCAACACCGTCATCACGAAGGGCAATTATTAAATCATCCATTGCTTTTTTCATTGGGTTAGACATTGTTGCCCACGCTGCACCTAGAGCAGTACCTGTTAAATTAAGTGCCTTGCCGCCTAATTTTAAAACAGGAACGCTACCTGCGCCTAAACCAATACCCCATAGCGTACCTTCTGCTGCACCCTGTAGTTCTTCGCCAACATCGGAGTAACCTGCGCCGAAGACAGCCCCACCACCTGCGCCGTATGCAGCACCTTTTGTTAGAGCATTTAGCGGAGACCATTTATCGGCTACAAATTTTTGTACTTTTGGAACGTGTTTTAATGCCTGTTGAGTCGCGCCTGCGCCGCCTAGACCTGTTGTTACTGAACCTAAAAGCTCAGAGGTAAGCGCAGTTTTTGGATATTTTTTAGCGTATTCATCCATTGACCCTCTGTAATCAGCAACAGATTCTTTGTAAGATTGTCCAGAGCCATACGGATACGGTAAAGCTGATTGAAGTGCGCCATATATTTTAGGCGCAAAACCAAAAGATGCTCCTGTGCCAAACTTAGAAATAGTCCCCTCTACTGCTCCCATTGGTGAGTATTTTTTTTGTGGAGTTTTAGTTTTAACAAGACCTTGGCTAATAAGGTTTTGAGCTATGATTTTTCCTTGAGGGGTAAGCGTATCTATTTTACCTAAATTGATAACATCCTGATACCAAGCAATCGCTTCATCCCGATTTTGCGGTGTTATTATAACAGTACCGTCATTAGCCATTTATAATTCACCTAACAATTTTTTGCGTTTAGCTTCAAGTTCAAATTCTGCAAATTCATCTTCAAAATATTTTACAGTTGGTTTCCAATCACCATTAAGCCAAGGTCTCTCATCACTTCTAACATTTTTTTCATACCAATCATAAAAAAGATGCCAATTAGTCCTACCATACGGTTTCTTTGTTTTAGGATTGATAGCAGCTTCAAACTCTGGGGAAACGGCTACCATGTGTTTTGCTATTTCTGCCTGAATCTGCTTCATTCTTACAATGGCATAGTTTGTAAACATTGGTTTATCCACGCCCTCAATTTGCGAGAAGAATACTTCCATTTCCTTTTCTGAAATAGCCCCTTTCCATTTACTAACTATATCACTAAGAGATTTTGCTGTTGTTGTAAAAAATGTTTTTTGTAATTTTACATCAGGGTCTTCAACACCAAAAGCGTCTTTAATTTTTACCCTCAGTTTTGCATAGTGACCCGTGTCGTAACCATAAGCCGCCATGCTCTCTAATAAGCTAAGTTGTTTACCTGCATCATTTATGCGCCCACGCGAATTTCGGAAGTTTTCCTGAATTTCGTCTGCAACAACACGACCTGATTCGCCTATTACATCCGCGTATCTAGGGTCTTCATCTGCTCCTGTATTAACAGTAGTAGTGACTCTAGTGCTTTTCGCTTCTGCCATATCTTTAATATAAGAGAGATAGTCAGGAATTGGTTCTGGGTCATACCCTTTTTCTGCACGAATTTTATTTCGTTCTTTTATTTGGTTTACAGTAAATTTGTAATCTTTCTGACTTGTAGTTGGCGATTCAAAACCACCCTCTATCAGCTTTTGTGTATAGAACTCTGGATTTTGTGAATAAAGAATATAAGATGATGGGTCTGTCCTTCTTAATATGTCAGCAAAGGCTTGCATTTTTCTTACTTTATCTTGTTCTAATTGAAAAGTTCTAGCTTTACTAAATTGTTCTAGCGGAGAGTCACTTGCCGCAGCCATTTGAAGCATTTCGGGAGTAACGCCAGACGCAGCAGCCATGTTTAAATTTTGTGTGTATGGCTGAGTTGCGCCCGTTGTTGCTATCAGGTTCCCTCTCTGACCGCCGCCCATGCCATAGGCATCCATTAGAAAATTAGCTTGGGATTGTCTTGCTTGATTCTGTCTTTCTATTCCTTTAATTTGAATGTCATATAATTTTTGACGCATTGCATCCTGTTCTTGCTGACGTTTTAATTGTGCGCCATATTGCAGATTCTGCATTACTGAATTAACAGGATTCTGAGGCGTGAATGACGGTTGGTTAGCAGAGAGCAAACCCATTCCTACATTAAACATAGGGTTCGTCATTAATTGATTCATATCAAATGCCATGTTATTGACTCCAAGGTGTTGCTGCTCTGCCAGAAGCGTGGATAGCTCTTGCCGTTCCAGACGGAATATTTCCTGCGTTATGTTTAGACATATATTGATTGTACCATTGGTCTGGAATACTCGTTTGACCAATTAAACCCCAAATTGGCGCAGATTTTAAACTAGACTGCTGACCCATTCTGCTGAACATATCGTGGAACATTGTAGGGTATGGTTTATCATAATAAGGATGAGAGTACGGCGTGTATTCACTAGAGTGTTTCCCAAGCGGTGCGTATGTACTTGATTGTTGTTGTGGTGCGTATATGTTTGGTTGTTGTTGGTTACCTGAAAGTAAACCCATTTGGTTATTAGGAGAAGATTGTTGTTGCCCATACTCGCCTAATTGTTGTTGTGGTGCGTATGCACTATTGTTATTAATATAATCTCCTAGCACTTGCCGTATATCTTGCCCACCTGCCGCAATCATAATTAGTATCCACCCCCGTATCTACCATAAGTTGGATAATATGGGTCTTCCCTAAACATTGGATTTATAGGCGCAATATCATTGTCTCTATATCCCCATCCTCTATCTGCCTCACTTTGATACATAGGGCTTTTAGCTTTCATTATATCTGCTAACATATTTGGATTGGGCTGAACCTGTGGGTTTATCCAAGGCGGTAATTTACTAATAGTGTCTTCTTCTATTTCAACTAGCGGAGTTTCTCCTGTTTGTGTTGCTTCTTCTGCCTTCTTTAAATTCATTAAATCACTCATATCCATATCACCCATCAAGCCTTTAAGACCGCTTGCAGATGGGTCAGTTGTTGGTTGATTTGCCGCTAACAATTTATAGCCCATGTTCATAAGACCCATTCCATCAACACCAAGTCCGCTAAACATCTGCTGCATCTTCTGAGCGTCCATAAACCGATTAATCTGTTCGCCCATCTGAAGAGGTGTTGGGTTAGCAATATTTTTAAAACCACCGCCGCCAAACAAACCGCCCAGATTTCCTAACCATCCAAGACCACCGCCTGTTGATGCTCCGCCTCCTCCTGCCATCGTACCTGAAAATGCCATAATATTCTCCTAACCAAATAATCCGCCGAGTAAAGCACCGCCTACACCAAATGCTGCTGTGTATGGGTTACTCATTCCTAAAGTTGATGCCAATCCTGCACCGCCAAGTGCGCCGCCAAGTGCGCCTTGCATTCTGCTGCCACCATAAATAGGCTGAGTCATTGAGCCTGTGCCTGTTGTTGTACCGCCATAATTTCCTGCTATGGTCGCGCCGTAATCTGCAAGTTTTCTCTGTGGTTGAAATTGCGCAAAGTTATGTCTGTTGATTGCGTCCTGTAATTCTTCCTGAGATTTCTGCTCTAGCATCGAGCCTGCCTGCATCTGTCTTTGCGGTTGGTCGTACTGAAGACCACTCATCTGTGGCAACAACGCGCCTGCTCTTTGCATATTCATTCTTTCTTTGTCATAGAGATTGCCATAGATAGGTGCAGTTGCGCCTGCTATTTTATCTGTCAATGTATCCATGTGTGCGCCCGAACCGAAACGCCCACCTTTATTAAATACGGAGTTAACCGCCGAGGTTACATCGCCTGTTACTTCTTCGGTTATTCTGTCGATATATGGGTTTGATGTTGGGTCGAGGTATTGCCCACTTAATGTTTTTGCTGATTCAATGCCACCTATCTGTGGGAGTATATTTTTACCTGCGATGTCCTGCATCCCCTGAATGCCTGACAATGTTGGTTGTGAATAAGGCGTGAAGGTATCACCTGCAAAATATGATGGAGTAGTTTGGTCATCATAAATATTTTCCGCTTCTGCAAAAACTTTTCTAAGGTGAGGTTGCTGCCCTTCCCAAGGTTCGCTAGTTGATGTTTGCGTTTGTTGAGTAGGTGCTGATTGTTGTGACCTACCACCACCAAAGTATAGTGGGGCAAAAGCAAAGCCTAGTATCTCTTTCCAAAATTTAATCATATATCCACATCCCATAATAAGTGTATTCTTGGTTTATCGGGTATGAGTTTAATCCAACCCCGTCTGCCAAAACCTCGTAATTGTTTACATCCATTTTCTTTCCCAAATTGTTTCATTTTTTCATAAGACTCAAGATAAAAATTCTCAATGTTTGAGCCTGCCGCATAATTAACTTCTAGTATTTTAGTTTTAGGATAAACACTTATTGTTGTTAAAATAACTCCATTGTTTTCACCATCTGTACAATACCATAACTGCATATTATCGTTTAGTATTGCGCTCCTAACAGATTCCATTGTCTCTGTTTCGGTGAACCGTCTGTTGTGTATTGCTTTATGAATTAGTTCTTCAAGAGATAACCATAACTTATCTACATCGTATGACGGTATTCTGCTTATCAATTCAATGTCTGTCCTAACACCACATAACGAAAAGTTTTATCTGTTTGCGAATTAGAAGGGTGCGTTATTGTAAACGTACTTGCCCTTGGGTCTATATTCGCGGTTGTTACATACATCGTACCTGCTGCAAGTGCTGCTGCGGCATTTGCTGTTACAGGCATAAATAAAATAACAGAGTCCTTACCAACTCGTCTGTCTGTTATGACGGTTGATGTTGCGCTCGCTGTTAATGTAATTTCAGCGTTAGATGATAACCTACCATCATCAATTGCGTTAATTGCCTCTGCAAATTTTCTTTTGTGTTCAGCATCATCGTGCCATACAGCAGGCACTTTCATCGCTGACCAGATTCCTGTGCGAAAATATCAACGCCAACAGCGTGATTAAAATCGCCTGTTGTGGTAACTCGCACCTTGTGATAACGGGCATCTGAGCGAGTATGTGCAATACCTGTGTCACTCTCTGGTGATACGGCTGTGTCAAAAGAAGACGCACTATTTTGTAAATCTCTTGTGCCGAGTTGCACAGTCATAGTCGTTGAAGCCCCGTCTATCAGGGGTCTTACTCCATCAACAAACGCTCGCTTGTCGTTAAACAATTGCGCCTCTGGTGTTTCGATTACAGCAGATAATGCTGTTCCTGCAAATGTTCCTTTTTTATGCTCTGTGTCATAAACAGCCAATTGTAAATCTTTAGCTGTCCACATCTTCGCATCTAGTGATGTTGTAAGGTCATCAATAGATGAAGACACATCATCAAGTTGCTCTAGCGTGTAGCCCTGACCAATACCTGTATACATCCAATTAAGGTCTACCTCACCACGGCTCCACTTATCGTGCGCCCAATCATAAAATATAATTCTGTTTGGGTTACCGTTGTTTCCTGTTGTCGGATATATCCAAGCAACAATTGATGACTTAGGGTCTGATGCGCCAACAACACGATGTGGGTGGTCGGAATCATATTCATCAAAGAAGAAATTATTTACCTTGCCCTCTCCTATAGGCTTAATCTGCGCTCCATCAATAAGTTGATAAAATCCATCTTGCCCTAGAAAATGTGTAATTCGTCCTTCTTGAACAACTGAATTTTTACATGGTGTGCCGTAGCCTGCCTGTACTTCATCAAACTGAAATATTAATGGTGAACCAACATAGGTCATTCGCCATATTGTGTATTCTTGGAATACGTTGCCATACTCACCACCTGTTATGGCTTGTATGTCACCACCACCTTTAAGTTCGTTTGAGAATAAATCCTGATAATCTGATTGAGTAGTTGCTGAGTTAGCCCATGATGTTGAGCTATTTATTCCAGACCACTTAACTCTGTTTTGTCTTGCCGTGCCATCATCAATATTTCCAAGCACAACAAAATTAGCAACAATAGAACCATGTCTTGCTTTTGGCGGAGAACCTGCAAGGTCAGCAAATAAGCTTCCGCCTAATGTTATTGCTTGTGTTGTTGTATCACTATTAATTGCAATAACTGTTGAGCCAAATTTTATAAACTCCCAATTCTCTTCTTCAGAGAGGGCGTAGTTTCCAGATTTTGAAACATTTGTGTGTACATTGCCTGCCAGAGAATATATTTTTGTTTCATCACCTGTAAAGAGATACGCCTGCCCACCTGAATCACGAACAGAAATAGCACCTCTGGCTCTTGCGGTTAGCGCATCTGTTATTTGTGTAACTGCTTTAAGCGGTAAATAACTATTAGCAAATGGAATTACATTCTTTGCTTCAGTCGCACCACCACTATGATAGTCGGGTTGGTCTGGCATCCAATTCCCGAACTTTAAATTAATTGCCTTCATTTAATTAGTTCTGTTTTTGTACTTATCAAGATAAGGAGCAGAACGGTCAGTTTTTATACTGAGTATCGAACCGCCATAACGTGAACGCTTGTCCTGAGTATTTAATCCATTAACTCTTCCTGCTAGTTGTCGCTGATAGTACATTGTTTCATCCCTGTCTTTTGTAAAGACAGAAAGCTCTAGCATAACAGCAGCTAAATAAGTTGCAGGAGAATTAGTAATTAACCAATTGGTTGCATTGGTGTCTGTTAGCCCGTCTAGTTTCTTAAACGACAACAGCTTTCCTGTGTACGATGTGTCTGGGGATGGTGCAACAACAAGATTATCGCCTTCAATAGTATAAATAACAGGCATTCCTGTTGAGGCTTGTGCGCCTGCTACAGATTCCCAGAAACGCTCTGGCGGATAGTAAGGCATAGGCTCTTTAGCCGAGGTGTTTAAGTAAAATCGTCTTGCTTCTAAAAACCCTGTTGGCAACGAGGTTTCCTGTGATGAAATAGTTAAGTCATCATTTGATTCCATTGCACGGATTCTAAGCGGTTGCAATCCGATTGACTCATCACCGTGAAAAAGGCGATCTTCTGCAAGCACAATAAATTCATCATGTCTGTCTGTAACTGATGTGCCACTACGGGCAGACCAATTACTCATCGCTGTTTTTAAATCTTCATAATTCGCTATTGCCATTTTGGTCTCTTCTTAGCAAATGGTTTCCCTTCGATTGTAAGTAAAGCCTTATGTTCTGTTTGAACATGAACTAAGGCTCTGCGTTTTTCTTCTGGGTCATCAGATAATAAATTATATTTAATCCCGTCAGTACAGCATTGCCCGTTACGCATCAATTCTATAACAGCAACGGGGATTGAAGCTGCATGAACAAGATTGCCCTTGTATCTTCCAAATTCGGGAGTGTTTAAACGGGCTACTTTATTTTGTTCAAGATATGGCTCAACATCCTGAGTAACACTGTTTGTCATAACGCCTTCCTGCTCATCATAATGAGAGGCGCGTCTTACATCATCCGTCATTTAGAAACTTCGGTTACAGTTAATGTGCCGTCAGTAGATACTCTGATTGCCGCAAGTTTTAAACTTGGATTGACAAAAAAGTAATCTATAGTTCCTGCGGGCATTAAGTGATGGTTAGTTGTTGCAGTTGGTGACGCAGCAATTGTTATATGACAATCAGTTGTGGTTGCTACACGAATAATATAAGTATCCGCGCCCCACGCACTACTTATTGCTGCTGACGAAGTTGCAACCGCTACCTTCTGTTCTGTGCCGAGTCGGTAAGGTGGTGAATAATTTCTATTCATTAGATGTCCTATTTAAAGTTAAAAGTGAAGGGAGTGTTTCCACCCCCTTCTGTTGTGATGTTACTGCTTAACGTCTAATCAAAATCATCCCGAACACTTTTACTGTGTTTGTAGATGCACCGTTGGTTTCGACTTCGATTGCATCACCTTCAACAACAACATTAGCTGCTGTTGGGGAACATGAATCTAAATCGCCTGTTGCAGAGCCTGACTGTGTAATAGTGATTGCACCGCCTGTAACAGCAGTACCACCAATTTTAGAAGTCAGGACTGCGTTTGCAGTACCAATAGCAGCATTTAATACGGTTCTGATTTCCACGATGGTTCCTTCGCATTCACGGTTAATAGGTACGAATACCTGACCTGCGGTTGAAACGTCATCAATATGAAACGGAAGAGTAACGTATTTTAAATCATGTGCGCTCATGTTGTCTTACCCCCTCTTATGAAGTTGTAAGGTCATAAACACCTGCGTGAGCTTTTTCTTGCCCAACCTGAA